CAATTTTTTTAGTAGTCTTATAGTTAAAGTAAAGAAGAGTGCACGTATCACGGTAAAAGATATTATTCTCGTAGAACTGAGCTACATTGTAGTAATCATACCAACTTTGGCTGTATTTTGAAATTTTCTCTAAATCTTCTTTAGTCAAAGATTGGTCAATCTTTAAAAGCTCTGTGATTGGAAGAGTTCTAATTTCTCCCCAATAAAAACAATCTCTAAAGTACGGGTCCTCAGTATAGCTGTAAACAATATTTGCAGGATCTACATAAGAAATCTGCACACCTGCTCCGGGAAGAAACTCGTGCTTTTCAACAGCAATGCCTATTGTAGTTAGGTCATACTCGCACTGTTTTCTCACATAGTCATAGTGGTTCTCCTCAAGAATGGTATTGATGGCTTCTTCTTCAGCAATCTCAATCGCAGGCTTGTAGTTCAAGTTCATGTACAAAGAGAGTTCCTCATCATTACTAGGTAACTCATCAGGCTCCATAACAAACGGGTCTACACCTGTCTGCTCTTTAATGTTCATCAAAAGGTCTTTTGCAACCATCTGACCTTCAATCATATCTTGGTACTTGCTGCGCTTAGCCTGTGACATTGCATCCTGAGAATATGCCTTAACCTTAAATAAACGATCAGACATGCCATTTACAACAATATCAACAAACTTAGGAATGATAGGAACAGGAGTCCAATCCAAATTCATATATGAAAGGTCGCCATCAATAGCAAGCTCTTCCTTATACTTTTGAATTGGCTGTTCGCCTCTTGAATATAGTCTTAATCTATGGAAATCTCTCCATTGACTGTAGTATCTACATTGATTACCATCCTTACGAAACCACTCGTATTGAATGGCCTGTCCAACTTGGAGACCAAACTCAAGTGTTTCTTTCTCCGCATCACTTGCGAATTGACTCGGAAATGATGTGGTTGATATGTTTACTATTACTTCTTTCATACATTCAAGGAGCTAATATTCCCTTTATTATTATATGTAGCAAATTTAATGCTTATTTTTGACTCTTTTCTCTCAGGTTGATATAAGTGCTTTTGACAAGCCATAATAGCTAATCCTGAGCTAATTGTGGCATCATACATTGTACGATCGCTGATGTCAAACTTAGCCCAATCCTCAAGGGTCCTAGTAAACGGCATATAGCCCATCTCATCTTCGCTTACCATGCCGACATACTTCTCGATGTATGACTCAACAGCTGCTGCGTGCGCTTGCTTCACATCCTCCGATGAGTTTGGTATACCACCTAGCTCACGCTCTGTTTTTGACAACTTGTTGTACGTCTTGTCAGGTCTGTTAATACAGAACCCTCTATAGCCTCTGTTCTTAAAGTGATATAATAGACGAGGTTTATTGTTCTCAATTAGGATTGGCATACCATAAAACACGCACGCCATCAATACCTCCTCAAAGAATACCTCAGCAGTCTGAGGACGAGCGATATACTCTAAGAAAAACTGATTGATAGGGGCATCGTCCATATGGAATTTGGTTAGGCCATGCAGTGCACCATTAGACCCACGTCCAACAACAACACCTGATATATCGTAGGAGTCACACCCAAATGCGCCAATGTGCTCATTGCCCGGGTGTCTTATTCCATTCTTTTCATATACATTGTTCTGAAGGCCTTTATTTGGCGTCCATCCAACCAAAAACCTACCTCTTTTGTCAGGGGTAAATATAACCTTGGTATCCTTGATGCCATCCTTCCAACTAAAGCTACCTCTAGTCAAATGGTGCTCTTGAATCAATGTATCATTGTAGTCAATCTGCTGATAAATTCTTGTGAGATTAAATAACGCAGCCTTACTCTCATCACGGAACGCGTGTGACTCTGTGCGTGGGAACTGACGGTAATACTCATTGAGAGCATCAGGGTCATTCTTAAGCGAGTCAACCTCAGCCTCCCAATAGTCAATGGCACCATTAACAATCAACGCATCATCAACACCTCTGATTGGCGCAGGTGGTTTTCTTAATACGGGAATGCCGTACCTATCAATAAAGCCCTCCATGTTCCACTCCATTGGAATAAACAAGCTATATAAGCCTGACTTGGTCTGACCATTGGCATTGCGAGTATATGGATCAGAGTCCTCATACAAATTTTTGTAGTTCTGACCACCCTTGCTCAGTGCATTTGATGTTGAGCCCATCATGCACTTACCGATAATCTTAGATCCCAAACGCAAACACGTCTTTGTTACACGCCAATTGTTTAGGATGTTATTTGGCTTTATCCATTTAGCGCTCTCATCATGTGCTAAGAATAGTAACTTCTCACCATCGTATGAGTTCTCGTCAGTATTCTTCCAATCTATTGTTGTGTCAAGGCCATCTACGATATCATCGTCAATGTCATGCATATTTTTCTTAGTAATCTTAGATGCCGGCACGCGGTAGGCAAGCTCTGTCTTTGGCTTGTCCATACCATCCATGACAGGCTTGAAAAAGAATGGAAGGTTGCTGTTTATTGGCACCACCTTATCAGTAAACATCTTCTTGGCATCAGAACCTGTTTTTGATAGGATACCAACGCGTGCATCTTTTGCAAGGGTTGCAATGTTCACGCACTCTGATGATGACATAAATGAGAAACCTGAGCGGCGTATTTTTAAGTACACCATTCCAAATGAGCGCGTATCAGCCTTGCAAGCTTCCCAAAATATAAAGAAGATGCGATTGGCCTCACGGAAGTCAGGATAACCGATATCAATCTTAGACCACTGCAAGTACATGTAATGAGAGCCTGTGATGTATGTTGGCTTTCCATTATTCATAAACCAATGCCCATGATCTCTTCGATCAAACTGCTCCTCAATATAGTCTACATATTTAGCCTTGAACTCCTTAGGCATCTCATGCCATTGGAAGATTGACTGAATTCTAGACAGTTGTTTTGGAAGTTCAACTCTAGACCAATACTGCTCGGATGACTTATCACTGCGTTTCTCACAGTTATTGGGTGCAAGCGGAAGTGCAATATACAGACCATTAATGAGGTATATATCACCTATCTGACCTGTCTTTGATATTACAATGAGGTTGTATTGGTCAATGTAACCATACTGCCAACTGTAATTTCGGTTCTTCTGATCACGAGTGTGTTTTTGTATGTGATCATTGGCAAGACTATAAAGCTTATTTAGCTCTCCGCTCTGCGAATCCTTGCTTAGTGTCAAGTTTTTGCGATTCATGTGTTACCTCCTCTAAACTAGCTTTTTCAGCTTCAATTCTATTTAATATGTCGAATGCATCAAATATAGCCAATCGTTTTGACGCGGCAGCATTCTTTAACTTATCCGCAGCCAAGTCATCTTCTGAGTCAATCTTGATGATATCTTCTTTAGCAACTTTGATGAGCTGCTCAACAGCTTTATATCCGGCCTCAATAATCTTATGCCTTAGTTCTTTTGGGTTCATAGCTTAATTGTTATTTGATGGTCATACATTCTGTACAGCTTCTCTTCATCTACAATAAACTCATACTCGCTGTCAGGCTTGAAGCATACCTTGTCGCCGGCTTTGATGCCCTTTGACAATAGATACTCATTTGGATATACCATAATGGCCATTAGTGGCTCCTCCTCAATTGGCTTGTAGATAAATGACTCCTCAGGCTTTATGGGCTTGACAAAGCAATACCTGTCATAAGCCTTCCAATCTGTTCCATCATGGAACATAAAGAACTGCTCATCGTCAACAAAGAAAAGGTCTTCCTTAAAGAAGCTCTTACCGCTCTTACGGCGGCCCTTCATGTCGTTATAGAACTTGAACACGTTATGGTGAACTAGAAGTTTGTGGCCAACTTTAATTGGTCCTTTGTAGCCAATGGGTAGCTCAACAACATCAGCCTCTCTATTTGAGAACCTAAAATCTTCTTCAGAAGTATTGACAATAAAATCAATACCTCCTATTTCTTTTGTGTTGTTGTATCTTTTTCCCTCCTTTGGCTTTACTATAAAGTAAAATGGAGATTGCATTAGATATTTACATTATATTCGATTGCGACAGGGACTGTGTTATTAAACTCCTTCCAAAGGACAACCTCACTCTTTTCGTTTTCAATATAAATCTTAATTGATTTCCTGTCGTCATCATACTTAATGAGATGAATCTCTTGGGTATCACCTAAGACTTTTTGACCTACGATGTAGTGCATTGCGCCACCCTTGTAGTCGGGTCCAACAGATATCTTCCTGATATACATTAACCGACTCTGTTTACTGTTAAAATCACTGATGGTGTCTCAGGGTGGACTCCGGATGCAGCTCCATAAAGAATATCAATAGCAGTTGTACTAGTAGACCACATTAATTGCGCCTCAGCTCCTGCATCCATCTGAATGAAGAAGTTCCAAGCTGCAACTAATAGTCCTGCGTTAGATTGAACAG